GTGGTGAACCTCATCAACCTGGAAAACGTCGAGAAGTCCTATGGCCTGAAAACCCTGCTGGACAAGGTCAGCCTCGGGGTCAACGAGGGCGACCGCATCGGCGTCGTGGGCCTCAACGGTGGCGGTAAGTCCACCCTGCTGAAGGTGCTTTCCAAGCAGGTCCCCGCCGACGCGGGGCGGGTGTCCCACAACAACGACCTGCGCCTGGCCATGGTCACCCAGGATGTTCTTCGAGAGTGCCTCACCGACCCGGAGAAGAAGGATCTGACAGTCGGGCAGGCTGTCCTCGACCCGCTGGGCATGGAGACCTACGAGTGGGCCTCCCAGCCCAAGGTGCGCCGCGTGCTGCACGGCCTGGGCATCGTGGAACTCGGCCTCGACACCCCGGTCTCGCAGCTTTCCGGTGGTGAGCGCCGCCGCACCGGCCTGGCCGCCGCACTGGTTCAGGACCTCGACCTGCTCATCCTTGACGAGCCCACCAACCACCTCGACGTCGAGGGAGTCCAGTGGCTAGCCGAGCACATCCTGTCCCGCAATACCGCGCTGCTCGTTGTCACCCACGACCGTTGGTTCCTCGACACCGTGGCCACCTACACCTGGGAGGTCCACGACGGGAAGGTGGACGTTTACGAGGGCGGCTACAACGACTGGACCTTCGCCCGAGCCGAGCGCACCCGCCAGGCCAACGCAGCCGAGCAGCGCCGCCAGAACCTCGCCCGCCGGGAGCTCGCCTGGCTGCGACGCGGGGCACCGGCCCGTACATCCAAGCCGCGCTACCGCATCGAGGCCGCCGAGGCCATCATCGCGGACGTCCCCCCACTGCGCGACAACGTGGAGCTGATGAGCTTCGCTGTCCGCCGCCAGGGCAAGAAAGTCATCGACCTAGAGGATGCCAGCATCAGCACGCCAGACGGTCGCCGACTCATCGAGGACCTCACCTGGCGCCTGGGGCCCGGCGAGCGCATCGGCCTGGTGGGAGTCAACGGCTCTGGCAAGACCACTCTGCTGCGCACGCTGGCGGGCGACTACCCGCTGGACTCAGGCAAGCGTATCGAGGGCAAGACCGTGCGCATCGGCTGGCTCCGACAGGAACTCGACGACCTTGACCCGGAGCGACGCCTGCTGGACACCGTCACGGACGTGGCCAGCTACGTAACGATCGGGGAGAAGGAGATCTCCGCCTCCCAGCTGGCCGAACGGTTGGGATTCAGCCCGAAGCGGCAGCGCACGCCGGTGAAGGACCTCTCCGGTGGTGAGCGCCGCCGTCTGCAGCTGACCCGAGTGCTCATGAGCGAACCCAACGTGCTGCTGCTCGACGAGCCCACCAACGACCTGGACATCGACACCCTCCAGGAACTGGAGACGCTGCTGGACAACTGGGCTGGCACCCTCGTGGTCATCTCCCACGACCGCTACCTCATCGAACGGCTCTGCGACTCCACCTGGGCGCTCTTCGGCGATGGGGAGCTCACAAACCTCCCCGGCGGCATCGAGCAGTACCTTCAGCTGCGCGCCGAGCAAGCCAAGGCCGACGGCACGGATGAAAACTCCATGAACCTGGGAGGCCAGGGTGGCGACGTTGAAAAGACAGAAAAGAAGGAATCTAGCGGCCTGAGTGCCCAGGAAGACCGCGAGCTGCGGAAGCAGATGAACGCCGCGGAGCGGAAGATGGCGAAGCTGGCCGAAAAGATCACGGGGCTTGAAGAGGAGATGGCCGCGGCAGCCGAGGCCATGGACCACGAAAAGCTCGCCGAGCTCAACGAGACGCTGCAGGCCGCCAACGATGAGCACGAGGAGCTGGAAATGGAGTGGCTGGAGGCCGCCGAGCGCCGCGAAAACGCCTAGCCACCTGCGGATCATAAAAACCTGGCGCGGTCCGTGGCCACATAGCTAGCATGGGGTCATGATTCTCATCAACGCGCACTAGGCCAGAAACAGCCTCTGACCAGGGGTTTAGCCACCCACAACCCGCAAAGCCGGGGCGGAATCCCGCACCGATCCCGCACCAGACAGCGCCCCCGCGATCACATCAGCCGCGACATCATCACCGCCAGGCACGAAATGCGCGTACACGTCCAGAGTCATCCGCGCCGACGCGTGCCCCAACCGTCGCTGAACCGCCTTCACCGGCACTCCTGCTGATAGCAGTTCGGTGGCGTGGAAATGCCGGAACGCGTGCGGGGTCACCGGCTCGGTTCCTGTGACTACGCACAACCGGCGTAGCGCGTGCGCGTACTTCTCCGCCGTCATCGGCACTCCACCCCACCGGGCGTGGAACACCCTCTCGTCCACACGGGGTAGCGAATCGAGCGCTTCCATCGTCTCCCGGTCTACTCGTAGCGTCCTGATGGACTTGTCCCCGCTTTTCAGCGGGCGCGTCCCGCTACCGGTGCGGGTGGCCTGCTCCATCACCAGCACCTGCCCAGTAGCGAAATCCACGTTCTGCCACCGCAGGCCAGCGACCTCACCGGGGCGTAGCCCGGTGGCCGCGCTCACACGAATCATCACCGCCAGATCGGGGTGCGCCTTAAACCAGCCGTTGGACTGCCCCTTCGCGCGTTTGCCGTAGCCGGTGCGGGCGTACCTGATCAGCTGGTCGATCTGCTCGCGGGTCGGCAGGTCATGCCACGTCACCCTGGTGACCGGTGCGGGGGCGGTGACCCTACGCGCGGGGTTCTTCGGGATCAGCCCATCATCGACCGCCTGCTCTAGGACTTGCTTGACGTTGGCTAGTGCGCTGGCGACCGCTGAGGTGCCCAGGGGCGTGTTGTTCTTCCACGGCCTGCCGGTCTGCAGGGTGGCGACCCATGCGCGGACGTCGGCGGGGGCGAGGGTGCCGACAGGGTGATCAGTGAGGTCTCCGAGGTTGCGCATGAGGGAGGTGCGGAACGGTCGGGACGCTTCGGAGCTGGTGGCCACCCATTCCTCGACGAGTTGGCCGAGGGTGGTTTTCTCCTTGGTGGGGTCTGTCCACGTGCCGCGGGTCAGGGCGGTGTGTTGGTCGGCGAGGTGCGCCTTGGCTTCGCGTTGGGTGTTGAAGCTCTTGGAATGCTCCCGCCCCGTCTTGTCGCGGTAGCGGGCGACCCACCGAACCTTGCCGGTGGGGGTGGTGCGTTTCTGAACGCTCATGGTGTGGGTGTCCTCTCCATGGTGGCACGCATGTAGACGGCGAGTAGGTGCTGGGTGACCTCCAGCTCGTCGGCGAGCTCGCGGTGGTCGCCCTGGCACCACCGGTATGCCGTATCGAACGCCTGGGGGTGTATGAGCAGGCGGGCCGCGTACTCGTCCGCCCGGGCCTCCTGGCGCTGGTCGTAGTGTCCGTTGCCGGTCGGCTCGTCACCGTAGTACGCGTGCCCCAGCTCATGGGCCAGGGTTGAGCGGTACTGGGCGATACTCATGCCGCGCCGGGTGCTGATCGTGCGGGTGGGGTGGTGGTAGTACCCTTTCGCCCCGCCCGTGTGGCGCACGAGGTGTACGCCAAGTTCGCGGGCGTGGTGGTGGAGGTCGGGGCAGGTGGGTGTCCTCATCGCAGTGCCTCCATCACCGTTTCTCGACTCGGGCGAGGCTACGCGCGACCTCCCCTGCAGAGGTGATGTCCGCCGTGCAGGAGTAGCTGTAGCGCACCGGGGCGCCGAAGCCGTTGACGAAATCTACCGCGCCTTCGGCGGTGTAGGTACGTGGGTTGTCTAGCCACCCGTCCTCTGTGACAGGGGACGGGTCCCCGTCGGGAAAAGACCGACCCCCTGGGTATTTCGCGTAGTCGGTGACGTCCTCGATGCACGCTTCCTTGGCCCTATCGTGGTCGATCTTGTCGGACGCAGATTTGACGTAGTAGAGGCCGGCGGCGGCGAGGAGGGCAAGGGCGAGGAGAACGAGGAGAAGGACTTTGAGGGTCTTATTCTTCTTCGGTGCTGGCTGTGGCGTGGTGGTGTAGGTCATCGGATGTCCAGGTCTTGTGAGGGGCTACCGGGGTAGCCCCTAGTGGGGAGGGGTTATGGGGTGTCGAAGGGGTCGCGCTCCGGGTGTCGGAGCTCGTCCTCGTCGGGACTAGAGTCCGCGACCGCATGGAGGTGGGGGATTTCATCGATGGGGGTGGTGAGCGCGTTGGAGTCCACGCCCAGCTTCATGCGGCGAAGCACCTCGTGCGCGAGCTGTTCTTCGGTGACGGCGCGGAGCGCTGCGACGGGGTCGATGCCTGCCGCCCAGTGCGCCTCCAGGTAGCCGGTGTCGATGAGGGCTCGGACGGGGTGGGAGCCGTAGGCCACGGCGACGGCGATGATGCTTTCGGCGTCGATGCGGTTTCGGTCTACCTGGCGGGCGAAGGTGCGGGGCACGATGCCGGCCTTTCGGGCGATTGCGTTGATGGGGTCACCGTCGGCGACTCGGCGCAGCCATTCGTTGTGTTCCATGCCCCTATGATAACCGACGCTTTGCCAAAATGGCAAGGCCTGACCTGGGGAAACGGCGGAAAACGTAAATAAACTTGACAAAATGACTAACTGCTTGCCAGAATGACCAACATCAAGCCAGAACGCCGAAGGAGGTGACAATGATCCGACTAGACCCACGAGTCCTAGACAAAGCGAAAGCCGTCACAGGCTCACGAAGCGACGACCAGCTAGGACAAGCCTTCCTCAACCTCACCGGTGTGACCGTCCGCAGCTACCGAGCCGGGAAGTCCCTCCCCACCATCGTGACCCTCGCGAAGCTCCGCGAACTCACCGGGATCCCCCTCGACCGCATGGTCATCAACGACGCCGGTAGCCACGCCGCATAACACCAACCACAACAACACGGAGCCCAACATGCCCGCAATCCAATTCACCCGCGAACTCGCCCGACGCACCTACAAGCACCCCGTATCCACCACCTACATCCCCGAGCGCGTAGCTGGCTGCACCGTCCCGGCCTACCTAATCCTCTTCCACCGCGGCCGACCCTTCATCCCAGAGGGACGCGGATACGTAGGCCGCCACCGAGTACGCACCTAAAACCAGCTCGCCCGGGAGGGGAAGCCCGGACGAGCACCCCCAAAAAAGCCCCTACCTAGGACACGCCCGGAATCACGCTCCGGAAGGGGCACAAGGGCCACCAAGCCCCCACGATATTTGACAACTCCATAGTGCATAGCGCCCCCAAAATACGGGGCAGGACGACGTGAAGGCGAGCGCCGGTACGCAGACGCGCCACGACCCTCCACACCCTGACCTACACCGCCCGACGGACGCACCCGCCGAGCGAGGAAAAAGGCGGCGCGCATACAAATACCAGCCCTTACACGGCAGCTACACGCCGATCAGTCACGCGCACCAACTGCGCGCAATGACGATGACGTGCAGGCCGGTTCAACTCCGGCTAAGGGCACTCGGGGGTATGTCAACGGGTTTCCGAGGATGTCACTGCCACCCAAAGCAAAGCCCCATGGCCGGTACCGCTCCAGCAGCCGGCTGCTGCGCTGCATACCCCCACCCCAACCAACAAGAAAGCCCCGCACCTGCTGCCACAGGACACGGGGCTAATAGCTCGAAAGGAAAGCAAAGCTATGCCCGCATACTACACCATCCGAGAAGCCTCCGAGCTCCTCGGCATACCGACGGCGACCCTGTACCGCCACGCCCGCGAAGGCCGACTCGACCACCTCGGCGCGATCCGCATCGGAAACAAGACCTTCATCCCAAAAAACAGCCTCGACCCGACACCGAAGGAGGCAGCATGACCCGCCCAGACCCGCTCGACCACATTGACAGCTGGCTAGACGAGGACTGGCCCCAGCACGACGGCCTGGACGGCTTGGAGCACGCGCTCGTCCTCCTCGCCCTCGCCGGACTCGGTCTCCTCATCGCCGCTGTCATCATCATCCAGTTCATCCTCTGGATCTGCTGATCTCCCTGAAAGGAAAGCACTCATGACCCCTGTACACCGCATCAACGACATTCGCGAGGCCGTCACCACCGTCCTCGACGGTCTCCAGGACCTCCGCCAGGCTGTCCACGCCCTTGAAGCCGAGCTGCTCGACTGGGTCGAGGACGCCGGAGACGTCATCACCGAGGCCGCCCACCAGCCTCAGCCACAATCACCGGCGCCGGAGGCCCCCACCCCTCCAGCAGCAGAAAAAACCACAGACCCAGCACCCGCACCGGTGCCTGACACCCCAGACCTCGCAGCTGTCCGCGCCATCCTCGGAGCCCTCGCCCGCGACGGCCACACCGCAGAGGTTAAGCAGCTGCTCACCGACATGGGCGTTTCCCGTCTCTCCGACCTCCCCGCGGACCAGTACCCCGCCCTCCTCGACAAAGCCGAAAGGATCCCCGCCTAATGCCGCCCACAGACGCTGGCTACACGGATGTGATCATCCGCCACAGCGCAGACGAGCCCTTCACGCCCCAAGACCGCGACCGGCTCCAAGCCGACATCGACCACTACGGGCTCGACCACATCCGCACCGACGCCGGAAAAATCTTCCACATCCGCACACCACTCAACGCGAAAACCGTCCCCCTCGACGACCCTTCCGCGACCACCACCCGCACCCCCTACAGCCGCGTCGTCAGCTTCGGCACCTATGAACCGAAAACCCAAGACGACGAGACCCCCGCCGCCTTGGGGCAGCGAGATCACGCACTGCTGTCTGCCTCCAGTGCGCACCGGTGGCTGCACTGCACCCCATCGGCGCGCCTCGAAGCCGAGCATGAGGACACCGAAAGCCCCGCGGCCGCCGAGGGCACCGCCGCGCACGCCCTCGCCGAGCACAAGCTCCGCGCCATCCTCGGCATGCACACCACCCGGCCCGACAGCGACCTGATCGACGAAGACATGGAGACGTACACCGACGGGTACGTCGACTACGTCACCGAAAGGCTCAAAAGGCGCCGGGAAATCACCCCCGACGCCCAGATCATGATCGAGCAGCGCCTCGACTTCTCCCGGTGGGTCCCCGACGGCTTCGGCACCGGGGACTGCATCATCATCGACGACGACCGAATGACCGTCATCGACTTCAAATACGGGCAGGGCGTACTCGTCCAAGCGGACAACAACCCACAAATGCGCCTCTACGCCCTCGGAGCCCTCGAGGCCTTCAGCCCGCTCTACGACGTGGACACCGTCGACATGGTCATCTACCAGCCCCGGCGGGACAACATCTCCACCACGAGCATGCCCGTCCGCGACCTCTACGACTGGGCGACCAGCACCGTCCAGCCCCGCGCGAACCTCGCCATCAGCGGGGCAGGGGAGATGCAGGCCGGGGACTGGTGCCAATTCTGCAAGGTCAAAGCGACCTGCCGGGCTCGCGCAGATGAGGCGCTCCGCATCGCGAAGCACGAGTTCGGGCCCGCCGCGGAGCTCACCGACACCGAGATTTCCGAGGTGCTCGACCTGATCCCCCGCGTCGAAGCGTGGATCCGCGACGTGAGGAAACACGCACTCGCGGAAGCCCACGCCGGGAAGAAATGGCCGGGCTTCAAGCTCGTCGCTGGACGCGCTACACGCCGATTCACCGACGAGGACGCCGTAGCAGACCGGGCCCAGCACGCTGGGTACGCACCCGAGCAGCTGTACACCCAAAAGCTCATCGGCATCACCGCCATGACAAAGCTCCTCGGCAAAACACAATTCGACGAGCTCATGGGCGACCTGATCGGGAAATCCACCGCCTCACCAAAGCTAGTGCCCGACAGCGACCCCGCACCCGAACTGTCGGTGGCCACCGCTGCCGACGATTTCAGTAACTAACACTCATCCTCCAGAAAGGGGAACCACCTTATGTCCACTCGTATCGTCACCGGCGAAGTCCGCCTGTCCTACGCCAACGTCTGGGAGCCACGCTCCATCAACGGCTCCGACCCGAAGTACTCGGTCTCCATCCTCATCCCGAAGACCGACACCGACACCATCCAGCGAGTCGAGGCCGCCATTGAGCAGGCGATCCAGGACGGCGCAGGCAAGTTCGGCGGGAAGATCCCACCGCGCGGCGCCCTCAAGTTGCCCCTGCGCGACGGCGACACCGAACGCGACTCCGAGGAATACGCAGGCTGCTACTTCATCAACGCCAACAGCAAGCTCGCCCCGCAGATCGTCGACGCCAACGTCCAGCCGATCACCGACCAGTCCCAGGTGTACTCCGGCTGCTACGCCCGCGTCAGCGTGAACTTCTACGCCTTCAACACCAACGGCAACCGCGGTGTGGCCTGCGGGCTCGGCAACATCCAGAAGCTCCGCGACGGCGACGCCCTCGGCGGGGGAGTAAGCGCCATCTCCGACTTCGGTGCACCCACCGGAGACGGGGCAGCCGCCGACTTCCTCGCATAACCCCCTAGAACCGCCCCGCTAGCCCAACCCTGGCGGGGCCCCACAACCTTCCCACCCACACCATGCGCACACTCAGTATCGACATCGAGACCTACAGCCCCGAGCCCCTGGCCGCCACCGGGGTCTACAAATACGCCACACACCCCGACTTCGACGTCCTTCTCTTCGCCTACAGCGCAGACGACGCCCCCGTCCGCGTCGTCGACCTCGCCCAGGGCGAGGAGCTCCCCGAGACCGTGCGCGACGCACTGACAGACCCCACAGTCACGAAGTACGCCTACAACGCGAACTTCGAGCGGGTCTGCCTCACCCACTGGCTACGCACCACCGGGCACCTACCCGACGACGAGACCCTCGACCCCCAGGGGTGGCACTGCACCATGGTGTGGGCCTCCGCACTCGGCCTGCCCCGCAGCCTCAAAGACGTCGGCACCGCCCTCGGCCTTGAGCAGCAGAAAATGCGGGAAGGTCAAGCACTAATCCGGCTGTTCTGCCAGCCCCAAACCACCAAAAAGCAGCAGCCCGGGCTATTCAACACCCACCGTGCCACCCCACACACCCACCCCGACAAGTGGGAAACGTTCGTGGACTACTGCCGCCGAGACGTCGAAGTCGAAACCAACATCCGCCACCAGCTCGAACGCTTCCCCCTCCCGGACTGGGTGTGGGACGAGTACTGGACCGACCAGCGGATCAACGACACCGGAATCCGCGTTGACCTTGACCTCGCCCGCGCAGCGATCGATACCGACACCCACCACCGACAGGTGTGCATGGACGAGTCCCGAGAACTGACCGGACTGGACAACCCCAACAGCCCCACCCAGCTACTGGGCTGGCTCGCGGAACAAGGCCACCCGATGGACTCCATCGCCAAAGCCCACGTCGAAGACGCACTTGCCACCGCCACCGGCGGGGTCCGCCGCGTCCTCGAGCTCCGCCAGGAGCTCTCAAAATCCAGCGTGAAGAAATACCAGGCCATGGTCAACGCCACCTGCCACGACCACCGAGCCCACGGCCTCATCCAGTTCTACGGGGCCGGGCGCACCGGCAGGTGGGCAGGAAGGCTCATCCAAGTCCAAAACCTGCCCCGCAATTACCTCCCTGACCTCGATACCGCCCGCGACCTCATCAAACACGGCCACGCCGACACCGTTGAAGCGCTCTACGACAGCCTGCCCGACACCCTGTCACAGCTGATCCGCACCGCCTTCGTGCCCACCCCCGGGCACCGGTTCATCGTCGCCGACTACTCCGCGATCGAAGCGCGAGTCCTCGCGTGGCTCGCCGGGCAGGACACCACACTCCAGGCCTTCCGCGACGGCAAAGACCTCTACTGCGCCACGGCCGAAACCATGTTCGGTGTTCCCGTCGACAAGGACGGGCCCAACGCCGAGCTACGGCAGAAAGGGAAAATCGCGGTCCTCGCCTGCGGCTACCAAGGCGGAGTCGGGGCGATCCGCACCATGGGCGGCGACCGCATGGGCATGACCGACCAGGAAATGCAGGACACCGTCACCAAGTGGCGCGACGCCAACCCCCACATCGTCCAGTACTGGTGGGACCTCGACCGCGCCGCCAAAACCACCATCACCACAGGACAGCCCCAGCACGTACGCAGCGTCACCCTCCACACCAGCGGGGGAGTGCTGTTCATCACCCTGCCGTCCGGCAGGAAACTGGCCTACCCCGGGGCAGGGCTCGGCACCAACCGCTTCGGCGGGGAATCCATCACCTTCTACGGCGCCGGGGTAGGCGGGAAATTCGCGCCACAGGAAACCTACGGCGGAAAGCTCGTCGAGAACATCACCCAAGCCGTCGCCCGAGACCTCCTCGGCCACGCACTCACCACCATCACCCGCGCCGGGCACCGCGTCGTCATGCACGTCCACGACGAGGTCGTCATCGACGCCCCACCCACCACCACCCTCGACACCATCGTCGACCTCATGACCCAACCCCCAACCTGGGCTACTGGCCTACCACTCGCCGCCGACGGCTACGAGTGCCCCTACTACCAGAAGGACTGACCCCTCATGAGCATCAAATTCGTCCACCAGCCACCAGGGAAAACCGTCCGAACCGACCTCGACGACTCCTTCCTCGACGAGCTCGTCGACGCGCTCGTCGACGCGCTCCTCGACCACCCGAACCAATGGGCATGCGTCCCCATCGAGAAGCTGTACCCCAACGCGAAAGACCTTAAGCAAAACTCCCGCACCAACCGGGCCAGGAACTTCACCACCCGAGTCAACCGCGGCGACATCAGCCTCCTCGCCGAATACCCCGTCGAAGCCACCACCCGCGGCACCGACGTCTACATCCGCATCCCCATGACCAAGCGCCAGCTAAACGACCTCTACTAGAAAGGCCCCACCATGAGCCGGGAACTCAAGCTTGCCGAGGCCCCCACTCGGCTCGCCACCCACTGGAAAAACCACAAGATCAGCTGGGGCGACCTCACCGCCCGTCTCCAAGACGCCACCATCAGCCCCAACACCATCTCCCAATACCAAGCACTCCCCAAAGACAAGCAAGCCGACGCCAAGGACGTCGGTGGCTTCATCGGCGGCCACCTCGCCGACGGGCTCCGCAGGAACGGGCACGTCCTGTCCCGCAGCATCATCACCCTCGACGTCGACTACCCGCCAACGGACTTCCTCACCAACCTCGACGACTACACCACCGGCATCGCCGGGTGCCTGTACTCCACGCACTCCCACGCCCCAGGACACGAGCGCTACCGCCTCGTCATCCCTCTAAGCCGCGACGTCACCGCCGAGGAATACGAAGCCGTCGCCCGCAAAATCGCCGACGACATCGACATCGAAATCTTCGACGACACCACCTACGAGGCCCACCGCCTCATGTACTGGCCCTCCCGACCCATCGACGCCGAGTTCATCTACCGCCCCCTCGACACCGTCGCCTGGATCAACCCCGACGACGTCCTCGCCGAATACGACGACTGGCGCGACGTCACCACCTGGCCAGTCTCCAGCCGCCAAGCCGAACGCCTCACCCGCACCGTCGGCCAGCAAGCCGACCCACTCACCAAAACCGGCATCGTCGGCGCCTTCTGCCGCGCACACACCATCCACGACGCCATCAGCACCTTCCTGCCCGACGTGTACACACCCACCGGAGCAGAAGACCGCTACACCTACAAGCTCGGCGAAGGCACCGGCGGAGTCGTCACCTACGACAACAAATTCGCCTACTCCCACCACGGCACCGACCCCGCAGGCGGACACACCCTCAACGCCTTCGACCTTGTCAGAATCCACAAATTCGGGGACGAAGACCACGACGCCAAGCCCGGCACCCCCACCAACAGGCTGCCGTCCTACCAACGCATGTGCGCCTTCGCAGCCGACGACAAACCAACCAGGCTCGTCCTCGCCGACGACCGGCGCGCACAAGCCCAACAAGACTTCGGCGAAACCCCCACCCCTGGGGAGGCAGAACCCAGCACAACCGACCCAACAGCCGACGATTGGGAAGCCGACCTAGATGTCACCAACACCGGAAAAACCAAAGACACCCTCGCCAACCACGTCCTCATCCTCCGCCACGACCCCCACCTCGCAGGCATCGCCTACAACGAACACGCTGACCGCATCGACATCCACCCCGACCACCCACTGCCATGGCAACAACTGAAAACCGGGTGGTCAGACACCGACAACGCGAACCTCAAAACCTACCTGGAGAAAAGACATGGCCTCTACTCACCAGCCAAAACCAAAGACGCACTCACCGTCACCGCCGCCGAACGCGCCTACCACCCCATCCGCGACTACCTCCACCAACTCCCCGAATGGGACGGCACACCCCGCCTCGACACCCTCCTCGTGGATTACCTCGGCGCCGACAACACCACTTACGTCCACGCAGTCACCCGCAAAACCCTCGTCGCCGCCGTCGCCCGCGTCATGCGACCCGGCATCAAATTCGACCAAGTCCTTATCCTCAACGGCCCCCAAGGCGCCGGCAAATCGACCATCTTCGCCAAGCTCGGCCGAGAAGGATTCTCCGACGCCCTCACCATCACCGACATGCGAGACAAAGCCGGTGCTGAAAAGCTCCAAGGCTACTGGATCCTCGAGCTCGGAGAACTCGCCGGCATGCGGAAAATGGAAGTCGAAGTAGTCAAAGCCTTCATCTCCCGCGAAACCGACAAGTACCGCCCCGCCTACGGCGCCACCGTGGAAGACCACCCAAGGCAATGCATCATCGTCGGCACCACCAACGCCGAATCCGGGTTCCTCCGCGACATCACCGGCAACCGGAGGTTCTGGCCCGTCACCGTCGAAGGCACCCCACCAGACGGCAAAAAACCCTGGAACCTCACCACCGACGAGGTCGACCAGATCTGGGCAGAAGCCCTCATGCGCTACAAGCAAGGGGAGAAGCTCTACCTCACCGGAGACGCAGCCGACGCAGCCGTACAGGCCCAGGATCAAGCCGTAGAAACGGACGACCGGATCGGGCTCGTCGAAAACTACCTCGACACCCCACTGCCCACCGGGTGGGACACCTGGACCGTCAACGAACGCCGCGGATACCTCCACGGCGGGGACGACTTCGGCACCGGGCCAGACACCCCAGGCACCCGCCGGGACACCGTGTCGAACGTCGAAATCTGGGCGGAGTGCTTCGGCGCCCCGCCCGCGGAACTCCGCCCCCACGACTCGTACGCCATAGCAGCCATTATGCAAAAGGTCAAGGGGTGGGAGCGGACAACCGACACCGGGACGATCTACCCCTACGGGAAACAACGGCTCTACCGCCGAATCCCAACCCCACAACCACCCTTCTAGCCGGGCGGAACAACCTCCGGAACAACCCCCCGGAACAACCCCAAAACAGGCCAAAACCAGAGGAACAACCCAAAAGTTGTTCCGAGGTTGTTCCGGGGGGTTGTTCCACACCAAAACACCAGCTCAACCCCACAAAACAACCACCACAGGAACAACTGGAACAAGAATTTCATAAGAACTCCCAATTAGGGCATTAGCAGCACAAACAGCCCCTAAATCCCCTAAATCAGAGCCCTCTAAAGAAAAACCAAAAAGTTGTTCCAGACAGGCCCCAAAAATGCGCGAAAAGCACATCGAAACGACCCTCACAGCACAAGCCAAAAAACGCGGAGGGCTCGCCCTAAAATTCACCAGCCCCGGCACAACGGGGGTACCAGACAGGCTCGTAATACTACCCCCGGGACGCCTCGGATTCGTCGAAACCAAAACGACCGGCGACACCCCACGCCCCATCCAAAAACACCGAATCCAACAACTCCAAAACCTCGGCTGCCGCGTCTACGTCATCGACCACACAGACCAAATCCCCGGAGTGCTCAATGCAATACAAGCCCCATGACTACCAACACTTCGCCACCCGCTTCATCGAAACCCACCCCCAAGCCGCAATCTTCCTCGGCATGGGCATGGGCAAAACCGTCCTCACCCTCACCGCCATCCGAAACCTCATCCTCGACCACTTCACCGTCCACAAAGCCCTCATCATCGCCCCACTCCGAGTCGCACGCGACACCTGGCCAACCGAAGCCGCCAAATGGCCACACCTCAACGACCTGACCACCAGCACCATCCTCGGAACACCCACACAACGCACCGCTGGCCTCAACGCCGACGCCGACGTGTACATCACCAACCGAGAAAACATCCCCTGGCTCGTCGAACAAACATGGCCCAACTGGCCCTTCGACATGGTCGTCATCGACGAGCTCAGCTCCTTCAAAAACCACAAAGCCCAACGCTTCAAAGCGCTCATGAAATGCCGGCCGAAAATCACCCGCATGGTCGGTCTCACCGGCACCCCATCACCCAACGGGCTGCTCGACCTGTTCGGAATGTTCCGACTCCTCGACGGCGGCCAACGCCTCGGGCGGTTCATCACCCACTACCGCGACAGGTGGTTCACCCCAGACAAGCGCAACGGGGCGCAGGTCTACTCCTGGAAGATCAAGCCCGGCGCGGAAGAAGAAATCTACGACGCGATCAGTGACATCACCGTGTCCATGCGCACCTGCGACCACCTCACCCTCCCCGAGGTGACCTACCAGACGATGCCGGTACAGCTGGCCGCCAAGGAGGCCAAGCTGTACGACACGATCAAGCGCGACATGGTCGCCGAACTTGACGGCGCCACGGTCGACGCGGTCAACGCGGCAGCGCTGTCCGGCAAGCTCCAGCAGCTGGCCTCTGGTGCGCTGTACGTCGATGACGACCGCACCGTGGTGCACGTCCACGACCAGAAGCTCAAGGCTCTCGACGAGATCATGGACACCGCAGCTGGCAACACCGTACTTGTCGCCTACTGGTTCAAGCACGAGCGCGACCGGATCCTCCAATGGCGGAAGGACGCCCGCGAGCTCGACACCGCCGAGGATTTCGCAGCCTGGAATAGGGGCGAGGTTCCGTTGGGGCTGATCCACCCAGCCAGTGCCGGGCACGGCCTGAACCTTCAGTCGGGCGGGCACCTGATGGTGTGGATGACCACTCCGTGGTCGTTGGAGCTGTATGAGCAGGCCAATGCGCGGTTGCATCGGCAGGGGCAGACGGAGCCGGTGAGCATTACGCATGTGGTGGCTCGGGGGACGATCGACGAGCGGGTGCTCAAGGCGTTGGAGGGGAAGGCTGCAACCCAGCAGGCGCTGGTGCAGGCGGTGGCGACAGAGCTATCCGCGGCCTAGGGAACCCGGCTTTTTAGAGACACGACCGAAGGAGAACCAATGACCGACATAACCGAAGAAATCCGCGACCTCATCGTCGCAAGCGACCAAGCCATTGCACGCGCCGACGAAGCACGCCGGGCGCTCGAAAAAGCCGTGCGGGAAGCCCGCGAGAAGCATAACCCGCAGACCGGCGAAGCCTGGCGCGTCCTCCCCCTCTGGGACAGTGACGTGAGGGGAGTAATCCCCGCAATCAAAACGGTCACCGGGTGGGTCACCGACCCCGCATACTTCGGAGAATACGACATCGACGAAGGCTACCGCACCGAGTCCGCCGTGATCCCCCTAGAGCGCGTAGCCGAAGCCCCAGCCATCGACCAGAGGGAAGACTGAGGAGAACTTAATGCCACTACCAACCAACCGTGAGCTACGGGAAATGCTCGACGAAGCCACGCCCGCCCCATGGCAATTCCTAGACCCCGGATACATCACCGCCCCCACGACGCTCTCCGTGATCGATATTTACAGCAGGTGGGTGGACGACGAGGTGAACCGCAACGAGGATTTTGAGCTTGCCTCCCTCGCCCCGCAGCTCGCCGAGGAAGTCATCCGGCTACGCGAGGAGATCGGCAGGATGGCCGACTTCTACCGGCGTAAGCGCGACCGGGTGAACGAGAAGTTCGCGCGCACAGAACAAGGAAGTACGAACGAGTCCACCCTAGGCTCCCTCCTCACCCTCTACACCCGCGCCATCGACCGACTCGAACGAATCAAAGAAGGGAGCAGCGAATGAACAAGTATGGCCTCGACATCATCCGTACCCGGCTAGGTAAAGCTACTCCCGGGCCGTGGGACGCGATAAGCGGGGTAATCGTCGACGATAACTGGAGCGACATCATCAGCATCTTCCGTAGTGGGGAGGATGAAAGCGTCAACCGGGACGAGGACTTCGAGCTTGCAGCTCTCGCACCAGAGTTAGCCGAGGAGGTCCTGCGCCTGCACCACCAGATCGAGGAGCTTAGACAGTACTACTTCGCCGAGAGCGAAAAGAATAATGGGCGCCGGCACCTTGCGAAAGACCAAGGCGAGGCTGCGGTCAGCGCTACCCGGTTCCGCGAGCAAGCGTACTTCGTATACCTGCTGAACCGATTGAAGGAAGGCTGTCTCGACGAGGAGGACTTCATATGACAGAGCTCGTTCCGCTGCTAGCCAGGCTGGACGGCCACCTCCGCCACCTCCAGATCGAGCTGTGGGAAGACAAATACCATTGCGCGAAGACCTCCCAGACTGGCGTGCGCGCCAACACCACCGGGCCCTCAAGCCCTACCAACGACCTGACCCTCGACTACGTTGTCGATGTGCAGCTGAGGCTACGCGAGCTATGCACCAACGCGGCAGACGATCTCGCGCAGCCCGTGCCCACAGGCACAACCGTCGGCGGGTTCTGGGTACGCTGGCTCGGCCAACAGGCAGGCAGGCTCACCCAGCTGGAGTGGTACGACGACCTTGTGCAGGAGCTAGTCGACTTGGAAGCCGAGCTGAGGCACCGAATCCACCCACAGGACCCGCACGAGGTGAAGCTACCGGACTACGCGACCGCCGAAGAGATCGGGAAAGCGCTGGGCAAAACCGCGGAGGCGGTGAGGAAATGGTGCATTCGGCGCGGGGTGACCGCGTACATCATCGACCGGAAGACGGTTTACCGGACGTGTGAGATCGAGGTCTAGGTGAATGTCCGACTTCGTGGTACACTTACGTGCGTAAAGCTTATGCCCGGAAGGAGGCGCCTATGGCGTGGGGGAAGAAGACGGGCAAGCGGGTGCCGACCCAGGTGCGGGTGAAGATCCTGGCTCGGGACGGGTACCAGTGCCAGGAGTGTGGGGGCTCGGGTGGCGAGTTGGAGGTTGATCACCGTGATAACACTCGCGGGCCGGGGTATGATCTGGAGTCGAACCTTCAAACGCTGTGTGTGGGGTGCCATGCGCGGAAGACGCAGCGCGAGGCGTTGGCTGGGCGTCGGCGTTTCTATGGACGCGGGCGGCACCCGTCCGAAACGCACCCTGGCTTAGGTTGACCTAAGTTGACCCCCTGGGGGAGGGCCCCTCCCCGGGGCCGCTTCAGAGCCCCGGAGGGCATAGGCGGTAAGGGTGGCTACGGGTCTGGGGGTTTGCCCTGGTGAGAGAGGGACGCGGCGTGCGTGCGTTGCGGGCGCCGCTGCCGAGCGGTCGTGCGGTCGGTATGGGTTTTTGGTGGCGGGGCGGTTTTTATCGGCTCTATCGGGCGGTAATTATGCGTCGCTGTACCTGTGACAAACTGCAGGTAGGGGCTATAATCAGGGTTATGAACTGCATTTCTTGTGGGTCCCCAGTACGTCAGCGGAGCAAGGGCCCGGCGCGTCAGACATGCTCGGCTCGATGCCGTCAGCGTCTCTCACGTGCCCGCCGTGCCGAACGCGGCGCCAAGGGTATCCCGGACGCTCTGACTGCCCGCCGTGCTTGGGTGCGAGCTGACGGGAAGCGTCCGATCACGGCTAGCGGCGCCCCGGCGTCGTCGACGGACGCTAGCACCTGGGCGGATTATGCCGAGGTGCAGTCCGGGGCGGGCGATGGGTTCGGCGTCATGCTCGGAGGCGGGTTGGGTTGCTATGACCTAGATGGCTGCCTGGTAGACGGGCAGCTCGTGCCGTGGGCCGAAGCAGTGCTCGACGGTATAGCGGAGCCCATTGTGTACGTGGAGGTGTCCATGTCGGGCTCGGGCGTGCATGTCTTCGTGGAGGCCGAGGAGTCCCCGGGGTACCGGCGGGGTGGGGTGGAACGGTATACGCGGGGGCGTTTCATTCGTATGACAGGAAAGACTTTTGTGAGGTGATCGTCGTGGCTGGTCGTGGTCCAGCTCCGAAGCCAGCGGCGCGGAGAGCGCGGGCGAATAAGGATCCGATGGGTCTGAAGATCGTGAAGTCAGAGCCGGTGAAGCAGCCGGCATTGCCGAAGCGCATGCCCAATGGTGAGGCGTGGCCGCCGATTACGCGCGCGTGGTGGCGGATGTGGGGCAAGGACCCTTTGGCCGCGGATTTCCGCGCAACTGACTGGGCGGAGCTGCGCGATGCGGCGGTGCTGCATGGTGCGTACTGGACGGGGGATTTGAAGGTCGCCGCGGAGCTTCGGCTTCGGATGGCGAAGTTCGGTGCGACGCAGGAGGACCGGGCGCGATTGCGGATCCAGTACGCGGCTGCGGATGAGGCGGACGAGAAGCGCAGGACCTCGAAGGCCGGGGCGAATACGCGCGGCGCGTATAAGGGGCTGCGGGCTGTTGACTGATTCGCGCGTGGTGTCGTGGGTTCGAGTTGAGCAGCGCGTCGAGCCGAGCGGGGAGCTGACGTTCGCGGTGTTCATGTCGGAGGATCTGGGCTACGTCGAGGGGGTCGGCCTGCTTGAGGCCGGGAAGCTGGCGTTTCATAACGACTGCACGGTGGACCCGTTTCTGTTCCCTGATTAGGTGGTGATTCGTCGTGCCGTGGAAGCCGGAGTATGAGGGCGAGTTCCCCACCTTGGGTTGGGCGATGCTGGACTGGTACTCCGAGATGCTGGCGCAGCCGGATTGCGCTGAGTATCGCCCGTTGCAGTTGACGCGGGAGCAGGCGCAGTTCGTGTTGAATTACTACCGGCTTGACCCGGTCACGGGTAAGCGGGTGTATCGGCGAGCGCTTTTCTCCAGGCCGAAGAAGTGGGGTAAGTCCCCGATGATGGGTGCGATCGGGTGCGGTGAGGCGCTGGGCCCGGTGGTGTTTGACGGGTGGGACGCGAACGGTCGCCCCGTCGGTAAGCCCTGGGCGGAGGTGCGCACCCCGTGGGTGCAGTTCGCGGCGGTGAATGAGGATCAGACCCGGAATGCGTTTAGCGCGGTGTTGGAGATGCTGCGGCAGGGCCCGGTGATGGATTATTACGACGTCGACCCGATGGAGTCGTTCGTGGCTCTGCCGAAGGGGCGGATCGAGTACATCACGGCGGCGGGGACGTCGAAGGAGGGGCAGCGCCCTGTGTGGGCGGCGTTGGATCAGACGGAGTCGTGGTACCGGAGTAATGGTGGGGTGAATTTGGCGGCGGTGATTCGCCGTAACCTCGCGGGTACGGGTGGCACGTCGATTGAGACGCCGAATGCGTACCGTCCGGGGTCGGGGTCGGTGTCGGAGGCGTCTTTTGAGTACGCGCAGGCGATTGAGGAGGGGCGTGCCCGGGAGACGTCGTTTTTGATTGACCATCGGGAGGCTCCGGCGACGACGGAGCTGACGGATGAGGATTCGTTGCGCGAGGGTCTGCTGTACGCCTACGGGGATTCTGCTCGGGAGGCCGGCGGGTGGGTCGATATTGACCGGATTATGGCGGATATTTACGACCCCGCGTCGGATCCGCAGGACTCGCGGCAGTATTTTCTGAATCAGATCACGCATGCGTCGGATTCGTGGGTGAGTAGTCCGGATCTGCGTGCGGTGGTTGATCCGGAGAAGGTGGTTAAGCCGGGGGAGCGTATTGTGCTGGGCTTCGATGGGTCCCGGGGCCGTTCCCGGGGTAAGGCGGACGCGACGGCGCTGGTGGGGATGCGTTTGTCGGATAAGCACCTTTTCGAGGTTGCGATCTGGGAGAAGGGGCCGAATGACCCGCAGGACTGGGCGCCGAACCCGCTGGTGGTTGATGCGACGGTTCGGGATTGTTTCGAGCGTTTCGACGTGGTGGGCTTTTATGCTGACCCGTCGGGGTGGACGGGGCAGGTGGCGGCGTGGGAGGCGGAGTTTCAGCGGCGGTTGCGTGTGAAGGCTTCGCGGAATGCGCCGATCGCGGCGTGGCCGAGGGGGAAGGACACGCGGGCTGGGGAGATTGTGGAGCAGCTTAGGCAGGCGATTGTGAATCGTGAGGTGTCGTTGAGTGAGGCGCCGCGGCTTTTGACGCACATGCTGAATGCGCGTCGTCGATCTACGCGGACGGGGTATTTGCTGTACAAGCAGTTCCCGGAGTCTCCGGACAAGATTGATGGGGCGTATGCGGCGATGATGGCGTACAAGGCGGGGATTGATGCTATTTCCGGTGGTTTTGGTGGCCGTGGGGGCCGCGCGAACCGTAAGCGTAGAAAGGTGCTGATGGCATGATCACGGATAGGGAGCGCGAGCTCGCTGGCGAGCTGTCGGCGCAGCTGCGCCAGCATGCGAATAACAACGAGCAGAAATGGTCTTACTATGAGGGCCGATCTGGTGTGAAGAACATGGGTATCGCGATCCCCGAGCCCATGTTCGACGTTAAGGCTGTGATGGGGTGGCCTGAGATCGTCGTGGACGCGCTGGCTGAGCGGGTGGAGTGGCTGGGGTGGCGCTCGTCGGAGGATATCGAAGGCCTGGAGACTGTGGTGCGGCAGAACCAGTTGGACGTGGAGGTGTCCAAGGCTGTTCTGGATTCCCTGGTCACGGGGGTGGGTTTCCTTGCCGCGACTGCGGGTGGGGAGGGGGAGCCTGAGGTGATTGTGACGGCAGTGCCGTCCTCGCAGGCGACATACACGTGGGACGCGCGTCTCAACCGCATGGCCAGTGGTCTGGTGGTTAGTCACGGCCCGGATGGTGAGCTGTACGAGACGTTGTATCTGCCCGATGTGACGATCTCGAGGGTGGCGGCTCGGGACGGAACGGAAAGCGTGACCCGTGATGAGCATTATCGTGGCCGGTGCTCGTTGATCGCGTTGCCGAATCGTGCGCGGTCGAGTGCGCAGGCGCAGGGTAAGTCCGAGATTTCCAGCACGATCCGGTACTACACGGATCATGGGATCCGCACGGTGCTGGGTATGGAGTACAACCGGGAGATTTACACCACCCCACACCGGTACCTGCTGAATGTGACCCCGGAGCAGATCGGTATGTCGGAGGAGCCGACCCAGTCGGAGCTTGTGCGGGCTGGGTGGCAGGTGGCGCAGAATAAGGCGTTGTTTCTCCCGCCGGGTGACCCGGACGAGGGTATCTCGGATCCCCAGGTGGGCCAGTTCACTGCGGCGCCGCCGACGCCATACATTGACGAGCTGCGGATGCTAGCTCAGCTGGTGTCCGCGCAGTCAGGGGTGCCTACGTCGTACCTGGGTTTTGTGTCGGATAACCCGACGTCGGCGGACGCTATTCGGGCATCTGAGGCTCGCCTGGTGAAGAAGGCGGAGCTTCGTCAGACGAGCTTTGGGCGGGCGCTGGTGAATGACCTGGCTTTTGTGTGTCAGGCGATTCTGGATGGGGCGCCGCCGAGCGTGGATTTCATGACGGGGCTGTCGTGTGTGTGGCGTGAAGCGTCGACGCCGACGCTGGCCGCGACGGTCGATGCGTGGATCAAGCTGGTGCAGGCCGGGGTGGCGTCCGGGTCGTCCGAGGTGCTTCTGGACAAGCTGGGCCTGACGGAGGCTGAGAAGGCGGTTATTCGTCGGGAGCGGGCGGAGGACCGGGCGCTGGCAAGGCTGGAGGCGTTGGTCGCGAAGGCGCGATCCCCGGAATCGCCGGAGGTTGACCCGGACGTGGGGCTGGACGAGTTCGTGTCTGGTGGGGACTCGACGGGGCTGTGATAGGTGGTGATGGGTGATGCCGATGGATCCGGCGACTCGGTCGTATGCGCTGGCACTGGACTACCTGCGCGAGCAGGCGAAGCGGGACTTTCTGCTGTTGTGGCGTGCTACTGCGCGCGGCGCTAAGCCGATGGATCTGCGCGAGGCGTTCAACCTTATCCAGCGGACCTACGGGGTGCAGGCCGCGGCTGCTGCGACGGACTACCTGATCATGCAGCAGTCTCTTGACGAGCACTTCGCGATGGACGCCATGCCGACTGCTACCGCCCCGGTGGGTCAGGAGCAGGCCGAGGCATCGTTTCGCTGGGCGGTCAGCGTGATTGATGACTGGACCTCATGGGCGGAGCTCGAGCTAGCGCGGAAGCGGCTGGAGGGTGTGCTAACGCGGCTGGTGTCGTTGCCGGCGTCGCACACAGTGGCTGAGGCGGCGCTGGACTCCGGGAGGGCCTTCGCGCGGGTGCCTGAGCCGGGGGCGTGCACGTTCTGCCTGATGCTGGCGTCCCGTGGTGGCGTGTACACCCGGGAGTCGGTCGGTGCGGTGACGAAGTACCACGACAACTGCCGTTGCCTCGGTGTGCGGGTTCGGCGGGATGGCTCTGATCTACCGCGGATCAACCGTGACCTAGAGAAGTTATGGAAATCCTCGTCGTCGGTGACGATGGAAGATTTCGCAGAGGCGCTTGCTAAGCGCCGCGGCGCAGCCTAGACGGTAGGTTTACCGGGTTCGAATCCCGGCTGCTGCTCTGAAACCCCTGTGGCGGGGCGCCGAAACGGTGCTCTGCTGTGGGGGTTTTGTCATGCCCGGAATGGGCGGAACCCCTGCAAAAGGATGTGAAAAAAGACATGAATAAGCCGTGGTGGCTGCGGTACGTCGTGGAGCCGGAGGGCGGAATGTCCTCGGAGGCGAGCGGCGAGAGCGAGTCGGAGGAAAAGGGCTCAGAGGAGCCCGACTACCGGGCGAAGTACGAGGACATGAAGCGCCACTCCCGTGAGTGGGAGAAGCGGGCGAAGGAGAACGAGAACGCGGCGAAAGAGCTCGCTGCGATTCGCGAGGAGGGTAAGTCCGAGCTGGAAAAGCTGCAGGACAAGCTCACCGAATCCGAGGCCACGCGAGTGGATCTGCAGACTGCCCTCGACCGCCTGCGCATTGGGTCCGAGTTCGGGCTGAGCGCGAAGGAGTCGGAGCTTTTCCTCAGCGGTGATGCGGAGACCATGAAGCTGCAGGCGGAGGCTCTGGCCGAGCGGGTGCAGAATCCCGGCAGGTTTGCAGAGGACCCGAACCAGGGCCGTGGGAGCAGGCAGAACCTGCGGGCCGCGGCGGAGGACTACGCGAAGTCTTTTTTCTCAAAGTAAACCCCTGTTTTTGACTGCAAGGAGGAGAAATGCAGCTCAATCCTGTACGTGAGTCGTGGGGTGCGGGTGACCAGCGCTGGCTGGGCTCCGCCCACGCGACCGACGCGGCACAGACCGTGACGCTCGATGCGGCGGCCTTCGAGGCTGTGGCGAAGAACGGTGTGCTCCCTTCGGGCACCCCGCTGAAGAAGGGCGATGCCGGGAAGTTCGAGCCGGTCACCGCGGCTGGCGATAGGCTCGCCGGCTTCCTGTTCACCGACCAGAGCCTCCAGCCTGGGCGCGGTGACGTGGTAGCCCCGATGGTCGACCATGGCCGTATCCGTGTCGACCGACTGCCGACCAGCGCGTTTGATGTGACGACTCTGGAGGCACCGAATCCCCTGTTCGTCCTCGTGAAGAAGGAGGCGTAGCTGAATGCTGTGGACTGATGTTGTGACACCGCTGGAGCTGACCGCCACGGCGCGTCTGAGCGCCGAGGAGCGCGAGCGTTCCCGCGCGTCCCTGTCTGAATTCCTGCCGAACCGCCCGGTGGCTGACATCGCGGTGCGCCTGACCGAGACCGGTAGTGGTCTTGTCGAGGCCGCGGAGTACCGCGCCTATGACGCAGAAACAGCGATCGGTGCGGCCGCGGGCGGCAAGCGGGTCACCCTTGATCTGCCGCCGGTGGGCCAGAAGGTGCGTGTGTCTGAGCTTGATCAGCTGCGCATCCGCGGGGCGCTGGGTGAGGCTGCGATGCGCCAGACGATCGGCGAGACTGCGGTGCGTGTGGGTAGCGCGGTGGCAGATCGTGTCGAGCTGCTGCGTGGCCAGGTGCTGGCGACGGGTAAGGCGACGATCAACGAGAACCAGTTCTTCGCAGAGGCTGATTTCGGCCGCTCCGAAGACCTGAACATCACTGTTGGCACCGGGTGGCAGAACGCGGGAGATGCGACCCCGCTGGACGACCTCACCGCTGCTGTACAGAAGTACACGGACATCAATGGTGAGGCGCCGGGCACCCTGCTGCTGTCGCGTCGTGCGATGAACGCGCTGATCCGCTCCGATGAGATCCGCGGCACTGCGGTTGGTGGCGTCTCCACCCTGGTGACCCGTGACTACGTGGTGAGCCTTTTCGAGGCCCATGGTCTGCCGACCCCGCAGGTGTACGACCGCGTGGTGCGCCAGAACGGCAAGGCGGTGCGCGTCCTCGACGAGGAGCTGGCACTGCTGCTGCCGGAGAACGTGCCGGGCGAGTCCGCCCTGGGCTCGACTTTCTGGGGCACGACCCTGGAGTCGACGGACCCGAAGTACGGGATCGTTGAGCAGGATCGTCCGGGCATCGTCGCTGGTGCCTACACGGACGACGACCCGATGGGCGTCTGGGTCAAGGCGTCTGCCATTGGCATGCCAGTGCTGGCTAACGCGGATCTCACGGCCGCGCTGACCGTGATCAAGTAACGGAGGTGATGCACGGTGGCATCTGTCATTAAGCCGGACGTGGCTGGTGTGGTGCTCGCACATAAGGGGCTGGAGCCCGTGTGGCTCCGTGCCGGTGACTCGGTGCCCGCCGGGGTCAAGGTGGACGAATCACTGGTGGTCGCACCGGTGGCTAAGAAACCTGCTACCCGGAAGGCAACGGCGAAGCGAGGTGGGGCGCGTGCTCGTCAGTCTGAGTGATGTTGATGCCTGCCTGCGCCGCCCCCTCGACGAGGACGAGGAGCCCCGGGTTAGGCACCTCGTCGCAGAGGCCACCGCACTGGTCAAGGGGCACCTGAGGTGCATGCCCGACCCAGTACCCGACGAGGTGCGGGTAGTGGTTGCCCGCATGGTCGCCCGCGTGCTTGAAGCCCCCAACGAGGTGCTCACGGGGTCGAGTACGCAAATGACCGCGGGGCCCTTCGGGGCGTCCATCACCCACCCGCAGGGGGCGTCGGGAGGCGCGCCCTGGTTGACCGCGACGGACAAGACGATCCTCTCGCCGTTTCGGTGCCGCCCTCGTGGCGGGGTGTACACCATCGAGGTGACGTAGATGAGTGTGTTCCCCTGTCCCTACGAGGTCATCCGAATCCGCCGTGAGCGGCAGACCTACGTCGATATGTTAGGCAACGAGGTGTACGACGAGGTCGAGGAAATCAGCAGGCCGGTGCGGGTCGCAGGGTGGGCGGTGCCTGCTGGGGACGAGCCGACAATGGCCGGCCACCCCCGGCGCACCGTGGCGCTTGAATTGTTCGCTCCGGTCGGGGTGTTCACGGAATCCGACGCGGTGCGGGTTCCGGGCATGAATGAGCCCCTGGAGGTCGTGGGGAAACCTGCGAACTATGAGCACAACCCTTTCGGCTGGTCGCCGGGATTGGAGGTCGTGAAACTTGCCTTCATCGAATAGTTGGCTCCTCGTGGAGCGCGCCGACGGTGGTGTAGATAAGGTCCGCACTTCCAGCCTGTCCTTTGACGGGGGGTCGCTGATCTGCTTCGCGGATGAGCGGCAAACCCAGGTCAAAGCTGCGTACAGCCCTGTGGGGTGGTCACACGTGAGGTGGTGCAACGCTGATGAGATACCGGCCTAATCGGGCTGCGCTTGAGGAGCTCGCGCGAGGAACTGAGGCCCAGCAGCTCGTCAACGAGCACGGCAACCGTCTCGTAAACGCGGCGGGCGACGGGTTCGTCCTATCAACCCGTCAGGGCGCGTCCCGCTTCCGCGGAATCATTTACGCCGACACCTGGTCGGCGAAGCACCGCAACGCGCGTGAAAACACTCTGGTGAGGGTTCTCGGATGAGCGCGCAGGCGACCGTCGTGAAAGCCCTCTCGGGTGTTTTGGGTGTGAGGGTCAGCACCCAGATGCCCAAGGAGAAGCCCAAAGAATTCGTGATCGTGTCCCGCATCGGTGGTGGAGCCGATGACTGGGCGACCCGGAACCCCCGGTTCCTCGTGGAGTGCTTCGCGGATAGCGAGCTGGCCGCGGAGGCGCTGGGGGAGCGGACGTGGGAAGCGTGGCGTCGGCTACGAACCCCCGATATCAGGTGGGCGACGGTGGACAACAACCTCGCCCGCTTCACTGACCCCGACCCGAAGCTCCACCGATTCCAATTCACCGGTAGTGCGCAGCTGCGTGCTTCCCGGTGACCAATCAAGAAAAAGGAGAATCTGACATGGCTGTCAATGTTCAGAATGCTTTTGTCGGCGCGCCACCGATCGACGGCGGCGTGTACTACAACGCCCCGCTGGGAACCAAGCTCCCGACCACGGCTACGGAAGAGCTCGACCCGGCTTTCCAGGATCACGGCGCGATCGGTGAGGACGGCTTCAACGTCAACCCGGCTCGCGAGTCGTCCACCGAGAAGATGTTCGGCGGCGACGACTGGGTGGACCTGCAGACCGGCTACACCGAGACTGCGACCCTGACCCTGCTGGAGGAGGATAACGACGCTGTCATCGAGACGATCTTCGGCTCGGCGAACGTGAAGACCACCCCGGCGACCTCCTCGGACGGTAAGAAGACCACGATCTACCACACCGCGCAGCGCCTGCCGATCCTGTCGCACGTGCTCAAGGCGGTTGATGGTGAGAAGGCGAAGACCTACGTGATCGAGCGTGGCCGCATCTCCACGGTGGAGAAGTCCGCGGACGTTCACTCTGCGTCGACGAAGTACACCATCACGATCACCTGCTTCAAGGGATCCGAGAAGGTCAATGGTGCGTACGTCACCGAGCTGCGCGACAGCGGTACCCCGACCGACCCGGCGGGCGATCCGGCTGGCGCAGAGACCGAAGAGAACCAGTAATGGCGCGTTAGCGCCTGCCCCGGGGCATGGCAGCGGGGGATAAAAATCACTGCCACACTTTTCCCTCCTGGTGGCGTTTCAACTGCGCGTGGACTCCTTCCTGGACCGGGCCGTCCACCTGTGGGCTGCTGGGAGGGTCACCATCTTTTGCCCGGTCGTGATTAGAAAGGCCCGGTTCATGGCTGCATTTACGATTGATGATTTTGAGAACATCGATTTCCACATCCCGGATGGTAAGGGCAAGCTCGTGACCATCTCTGTCCCGCCGCTCGACTGCATCGCGCCGCGCGACCTGAATGTGATCACGAAGGCCCTGGAAGAAGACCCGACGGAGATTGCCGTGGAGGTCACCCGGCGCTTCCTGCTGCACTTCGCGACGACGAAGGCAGTACGCGACGCAGTCGAGGAGCTGCCTGCTCGCCAGATGTCGCAGATCGATGAGCTGTGGGCGAAGGAGTCGGGGGTCCCTGTGGGGGAATCCGAGGACTCCACGGCTACCTCTGCTGTGGAGACCGAGAACTAACCGACGCGTTGCGGGCCGACCTCGTGCAGGCGGGTCGGTCGCTTGATGACGTGGGGCGCACGATGACGTGGTTGGATCTGCGGGCGTTCGTGCTCAACCTGCCCGCGACGTCCGCGGTACGTCGGCACATCAACCCCGCGGCAGCGCGAACCGCGGAATGGCATACCCCGACCAACCAGCTGCTGGGAAGGTTGTACGACCAGCAGCTGATGCTGGCGCTCGCGAAGCAGCAGGCACCACTGCCGGAGAACTACCGCCCGGTGGTGCACGAGCTGCTGGACGCAGAGCTGGAGGCAATGGGAGGCAGCTCGCAGGGGAACGCGGAACAAGAGAGCGGGGTCGTGCGCAGCCCCAAGCCTCGTGCGCTGACCCCGGCGGAGATCCGCGCGAAAGTCACTGCGATGACGAATCGATAGACCAGTTTGTTTGCCGATGAGAATGCCCCACCTCGTGTGGGGCTTTTTCATGTTTGAAAGGCGGTTTTGCCATGGCTGAGCTCGGCGTGGGCTATATCAGCATTGTCCCTGAAGTCTCTAAGATCACCCCGGGCATCGCCAAGGCTCTGGGAGCGGCGGAGCCGGACGCGGCGAAGGCTGGCCAGTCCCTGGGCACGAAGCTGTCCGCTGGGCTCGGCAAGACGCTGAAAGCCGGAGCGGTGGGCGCTGGTGCGGCCGTCGGTGGCGTGCTGGCGGGCGGCATCGCTAAGGGCATGGGCCGCCTGACAGGTATCGAGAATGCGCAGGCGTCGCTACGCGGCCTGGGTCATGACGCTGACTCCGTGAAGTCGATCATGAACGATGCCCTCGCGAGTGTGAAGGGCACCGCGTTTGGTCTGGAGACCGCCGCGGGTGTCGCAGCGTCAGCCGTCGCCGCGGGTATCGAGCCGGGCAAGGACCTGGAGCGAACCCTGAAGCTCGTCGGTGATGCTGCGACCATCGCGGGCGTGGATATGGGGCAGATGGGCTCCATCGTCAACAAGGTCGCCACGTCCGACATGATGCAGATGGATGTGGCGAACCAGCTGATGGACGCTGGTATCCCCATCCTGCAGATGGTCGCCGACGAAATGGGGGTCACTGCGGACGAGGCCCGCAAGATGGCCTCCGACGGCAAGATCAGCTTCGAGACGTTCCAGAACGCCCTGGAGAAGGGCGTGGGCGGGGCAGCACTGGAAGCTGGAGACACGTTCAAGGGCGCGCTGGCTAACGTGGGTGCGGCCCTTGGCCGCCTGGGCGCGACTAGTCTGTCCCCGTTCGTCGACCTGGCCAAGGGTGGTATGAAGGCGGCCACCGGGGCGCTGGACGCCCTGGAGGGCAAGATTAAGCCCTTGGCTAGTGGACTGAGCGATTGGCTGCAGTCCACCGCAGTGCCTGCGGTGAAGGACTTCGGCCAGTCCCTGGTCAACCTGCAGTTCAACCCCACGTTCCAGGCCGCGCTGACCGGCGCGCAGCAGGGTATCGAAGGGCTGGTGTCTGCTGGGCAAGCACTGTGGCCGGTGGTGGTGGACATTGCCTCCTCCCTGTCGCAGGCGACCGCTGCGCTTGGGGTGGCGACCTGGGATCTGTTCGTCGGCACGCTGCGCTTGGCTGCGCAGGCCGTGGAGTCCCTCGCGGGCCCACTGGGTGCGGTCGCGGGGTTCCTGAACGACCACCCGGGCATGGTGGCCGCCGCGGTCGCAGCGTGGGCGGGGTTCAAGACCGTCCCGGGTGTAGTGACGAAAATCCAGTCCGCCATGACAGGGATGGACCGGGCCACCAGTGGCCACCGGGCAACGGTGCAGTCCATCGTCGGGGACTACCGTGTGCTGCAGCCAGAGATCGGGCGCACCGGGGCGGCTATGCGCGCCCTGGGTAAAAACAGTGCGACGGTGCGCAGCATGCAGGACGCCTTCATCGGCGCTTCCAGCGGGGCGAAGGGCTTCAAGGACGCGATCGTCGCCGGGGTGACCCCAGCGATGGACGGGCTGAAAAACGCCGGCCGTGGGGTGATGAACGCCCTCGGCGGTCCAATGGGGGTCGCCCTGCTTGGTGTGGGCGTGCTCATCGCCGACGCCCAGAAATCCGCGGCAGCCCTCGAGAACGCGCAGAAGAACCTCGCCACCGCGACCCGTGACGGGGCAGCAGCCCAGGAGGAGCTACGCGTCGCGCTCGCGGGCACCACAGGCGCGATGGGCGAGCAGGAGCTCGAAGCCGCGGCGAAGGTGGTCAAGGCCTCCCTCGCGGAGCTCACCGAGATCGGCGGTAGGGATTTCGGGCTGAAGGAAAACCTCGACCAGATCACCGTGGGGTTCGACTCATTCCTCAGCAAGATCCCCGGCATGACCAACGAGGCCGGGCGCGCCCAGGCGGAAGCTGCCCAGTCGGTGAAGGAGACCCGGAAGGCCTACGAGGCGCTCGAGCAGGGTGTCGAGGAATCCGGTCTGGCCATGGAGGACCTCAACTCGATCGTCGCGAAGGGCGGGGCGGAGTACGACAAGCTCGTGGCTCACCTCCGCAACTCGGGTGAGGAGGGAAGCCGGGCAGCGGACCAGCTGGAGAGCGCGAAGGCCGAGCTGGACGCAATCACCGAGGCAGCCCGCCGCCTGGACCCTGCCGCGGCGCAGGCCGCCGATGGCATCAACGTGCTGGCGGACTCGGCAGCCTCGGGTGAGGAGAAGCTCAAGGCCCTGGAGTCCGTCATGCAGGCGATGGGGCTGGCGCCGAAGGATGCAGAGCGGGCGATGATGGACGCGGCGAAGGCCGTGGACGAGATCGTCAAGAAAACCGAGGAAGCCGCCCGCCCGATCGACCAGATGGGTGACGCGCTCTTCGGGGCTAACGGGAAGCTTCAGCCCACGAACGAGGGCGCCCGGGATCTGGCCGGGTCGCTGGACACCCTGCGCGGGAAGTTGCAGGACGTGGCGATTAATGGTGGGGATACTCGCCAGGCGTTCGAGGATATGCAGCCAGCACTGCAGGGTCTGCAGCGCGAGTTCGGGCTGTCCGACGAGCAGATGAAGCGGCTGATCGAGCAATTCGGCCTCATGCCGGACGAGATCAACACTGCGGTCAACGTGAACACCGAGGGCGTGTCCAGTGACCTGGCGACCGTGTGGGCGCAGCTCTACCCGCTCAAGGACGGGCAGACCATCGAGATCTCTGCTGTCAGCGATGAGGCGAAGCAGGTGCTCGATGACCTGAACATCCAGTGGGAGATGACCGCCGACGGCAAGAACATGAAGATCACTGCCACGACAGACGAGGCGAAGGACGCGCTGTCAACCCTGTCGCAGCAGATGGCCGAGCTCGGTGAGACCGAGATCAGCCCTTCGGTCTTCCTGGACACCAGTCGGGTGCAGTCGAGTGCACAGCAGGCTAAGGCGATCCTGCAGGCACTGGACCTGGAGAACCCCACCCCGCAGGCCGACCTGATCATCGACAAGCTGCAGAAGGGGGTTGATATTTCCCAGGGCGAGCTGGCATACCTGGCCGCCCAGTCCCCAACCCCGATCGCCGACCTGAACAAGCAGCTTCTGGACAACGGTGTGACCATGTCCAAAACCTCGCTGGATCAGCTCGGGGCGAAGCGCGCCACGCCCACGGTGGATGTGAACAACCAGCCGGCGAAAAACGGTATCGAGGCTGTGAAGGCCTGGCTGGGTGGGATCAAGGACAAGGTCGTCAATATTTTCACCCGACGGCAGGGCGACGGGCACGCCGATGGTGGCGTGGTGGGGCTGGCCGCGGGCGGTCACGTTGGCCATGCGTTGGGCTACCGGCTTCCGATGGCGGGGCCGGGGACCTCGGAGGTCGACGGCTTCCAGGGGGTGGATGGGTACGGTCGCCCTACCGCCCGGGTGGATCGTGGCGAGTGGGTGATCAACCGCCGGTCGTCCATCAAGCACCACGAGCTGCTGCGGGCCATCAACAACGATGACCAGCGCCTGGCCGGTGCATGGGAGACGCTGCAGCGCCTGGAGACCGGAGGTGTCGTCAAGTCCGCTAAGGCAATCAAGAAGGCCGTGGCCTACATGGACGGCACCCCCTACGTGATGGGCGGGTTCTCCCCGGCTGCCACGGACTGCTCGGGTGCTGTGGCGCTGACCGTTAACGCCGCCCAGGGTAAGCCTCATTTCGAGTCCCGTATGTCCACTGTGACGGAGGGGTCGTGGCTGTCAGCGCGGGGCTTCAAGCGGGGCCGTGGTGGTGATGGTGATATCCGTGTCGGCTGGTGGGACCAGGGCGGTGGCGCGAACGGCCACACGGCCATGCAGCTGCAGGACGGCACGTTCATCGAGTCTGGCGGTAACACCGGCGGCGGTTTCACGATCGGCAAAAAGGCCGGCCCCCTCACTGGGCGTGGGTTTACCGATTTCATGCACCTGACCGGGGGCGTGAATATCGAGACCTACGATAAGGACGGCGAGTACGACTACGGGGACCCGCTGACCGGGGGAAGCTCCGGAGGTAGCAGCGGAGGGGCCCGTAGCGTGTCGTGGGGCGAGGCCGCGGACCTGTTTAAGCGGGCGCGGGACTACCTCGACCGGGTACCGACCTACGACACCGGCGGCAGGTGGCCGTCGGGAACCCTGGGGCGGAACGTCTCCGGCAAGGACGAGCTTGTCCTGACCAACCAGAACTGGAAGGAGATGTCCCGCATCGCCGCCGCGCTGCCGCCAGCAGCTCGGTCGATGGAATCCGCCGCAAGCATGTTCACCACGGCGGTGGAGGGTGCCCGCAAGGACATCCAGACTGCCGGTAGGCATTTCGGAGGCGGTTACCTCAGCAACGCCGTGATCGTGCAGGACGCGGAGAAGGGCCTGCTGGAGACCCGCCGGGCCGTGGCTGACCAGGCAGACGGTATCAAGGACGCCGAGAAGGAGCTGTCCGAGGCGCGGGCGGAACTCAAGAAGGCCGAGAAGGCCGGTGGTGGCCTGTCGACCAGTGACCGCCGGAAGCTCGCCGACGCCGAGGAGGCCGTCGCCAAGGCCAGGAAGTCCGGCAAGGCTGACCAGATCGCCGCGGCGGAGAAGCGGCTCGCCCGGGCCCGAGAGGACGCGAACGCGTCGCTGGAGAAGTCGAAGGACAAGAACGCGAAGGAGGTCAAGAAGGCCCAGGATCGGGTCAACAAGGCCGAGGACAAGCTCGCGAAGACCAGGCAGGACCACGAGGATGTGCTCAAGGACCTGGAGGCGGCGGAGCGCACCGTATCCGCGGCGCGCTACCAGGCCGCCGCCGACCTGGCGACTGGGCTGACCGAGGCGATGGCCACCGGGGTGGACTCCCTCGCCGCGTTCTTCGACGAGATGGGCCGACTGGCCGGCATCGTCGAAAAAACCCGGCAGGACGTGTCCAAGCTGCAGATGCAGCAGCAGACCAACACCCTGGAGCGGGTTAAGGCGCTGCAGGATCTGCAGATCAAGGAATGGGACGTCTCCCGTACCAGGGCTCGTGGCGCGGTGGCGGTGGCCAAGGCCGAGCAGGAGCTCGAGGACGCGCGCGCAGCCGCCGCCCTGATGGGTGCTACCTCCATCGAGGCGATGGAAGGGGCGATGGACCGGTTCTACCGAACCGGGAAGTTCGCCATCGGTGAGGTCACCGAAGATGTGATCCGCAACTCGAAGCTGGTGCAGGCCGCCGAGTGGGGCGTGAAGATGGCCCAGGCGCAAAACGCTCTGGACATGCTGGAAGCGACTCACACGCAGGCCCAGGCGCAGCACGCGGTTGCTGAGGCGACGATGAAGCAGACCTACGCGGCGCAGATGCTGCAGGCGCAAACCGATGCGCTGGCGCAGCAGACCGCGCAGCTGTACGGGCTGACAGCCAACCAGGCAACCGGTGCGAGCCGGGGCTTCGGTGGTATCAGCCGCATGGTGGGCGGCATCGGCAAGATCATCGGTGGTGCTTTGGCCGGGATGGCCGGTTTCGCGGTCGGCGGCCCCCTGGGCGCTCTGGCCGGGGCGGGCATGGCCCTGTCTGGCCTGGGTGATGCCGTCAAGGGCGGTATCGACATCCACACCAACAAAAAGGAGATGTCGGAAGCCTGGAAGGGCATGGGCACGGGGGCGAAGACCGGCCTGGTGCTCGGCACCGTGGGCGGTACTGCCCTCACCCTGGGTGGTGCCGCGGCCTCCACCATGTACGGCCCGGAGATGGCCGTCGGGGGTGCGGAGCTCGGGTCGAAGCTGATGGACGCCACGATCGGTGGTGTGCAGTACGGCATCGGGGCGCGGATCGAGAAATCGCAGCGCGATATGGAGGACACGCTGGCCAAGATCCAGCAGTCCGCTGATGTGCAGTCGCTGAACCTCGCGCTCGCGCAGGCGCAGCAGGAGGTGGAGTACCTCAAGCAGAAGGACAAGCTGTCCGCCGAGCTGGAGTACGCCACCCTGCAGCAGGAGATCGCGAAGTCCGACTCCAAGCGTGTGCAGGAGGCGCTGGAGATGGCGGCGAGTGTGGAAGCGCTGCGTGCCCAGTCCGCCCAGTCCGGTGAGGTGCAGGCCGAGGAGCTGAAGAAGCTCAACGCCACCCTGGCGGATCTGTTGACGGTGACGAAGCAGTCCGCCGACGCGGCTAACAAGGCCCGGCAGGAGGACACCTACCGGCTGGTGGGTGGGCTGTCGGCAGTGGATGCGGCCACGTATGTGGGCGCTCGACGATAAAGGTGAAAGGAGGCCCCAGGGTGGGTCGTAGGTACAGAATCCGGTACGTCTCCCCGGCGGGGGAGCAGTGGCTTCTCTCTGATGCCGAGTGGACGGCAGGGCTCAAGCACGGTGGGGTCACTGGTCTGATCGGTACGCGGGAGCCCCTGCTGCAGCAGGGGGTTGTCGGGGTGGAGGGCGACTATGTTGCCGGCCACCGGGTGCCCGGGATGACTGGGGAGCTGACCGTGCTTGTCCGGGGTGGGCGTGGCACGTCGGCGCAGGATGAGTGGGCGCGTCTGCGCCGTGCGTTCAACACCGACGAGTCCCGCCCGGGTTATCTTTTCATCGAACCCTCCGGTGGGGTGGGGGAGTCGCTGCAGGCGCGGGTGCGGCTCAACGGGTACGTGTCGGAGCCGGAGGTGGACGATGCGCACGCGGAGGTGGTCAATAACGTGCGGATCCCACTGGCCGCGGACGAGGGGGTGTGGCTGACACGTGCCCGCCACGCGACAGGCGAGGTGCTGGTGACCAACGATGGTGATACTCCGCTGCCGGTGGCGGTGGAGTGGTCGGGTGCGGGTGGTGCGGTGACGGTGCCTTCGGGGGCGTCGTTCACGCTGCCTGCCGCCCCGGAGACTCGGGTGCTGCACCTGGAATCGCGGCTGGGGTGCCTGGTCACTGACGAGTCCGGGCGAAGGGATCGCGACCTGTGGGTGCAGGTGCGGAAAACCGCGCTGCCGGAGCTTGTGCCGGTCGGTGCTAAGCGCTCATTCACGGTGCCTGAGGGCGCGGTGCTGCGGTGGCAGGTAAGGAGGCTCGACCCATGGGGCTAAGCCAGGCGCAATGGCGGGAGCATAAGAAGCACCGCGACACGATGGTTGAGGACACGGGGCGGTGGATCGGGCTGCTCGACGAGAACGGGGAACCAATGCTCGACTGCCCACCGGTGGTGGAGGCAGTGTCTCCGCAGACCCGGGGTGTGGGGGTGTCTGGCCGGTGGGTGATTCCCTGCCGGTCTGGTGGGGTGGTGCACCCCATGGTGGATGAGCTGGTGGCGGAGAACCTGTCCGAGGTGGATGCGGAGGGCAGGCTCGTGCCGGTGATGAGGGAAACCAGGTTCCTGGCGGTGGAACGCCCGGGCCAGCGGCGGGTGTACCGCATCACTCACGTCACCGCGGTCAGTGATGGGGCGGCACCGAGTGTGCTGGAGGTGCACGGGGAAGACCTGCTGTCCCTGCTGAACCGGGTCCCGGCTTTCAGCTCGCCGACGACGATCACCGGCAAATTCGTGCGCTTCAAGCGCGACTGGGTGGGTGATGAGACGGTGGAGTCGCTGTACCGGGTGCCGCGGGATCTGCAGGATCTGCGGATGCTGACGGTGGCTGACGGCGCAACCCTCGATGGGCCCGCGGAGTCGGTGATCCGTCGGGTGATCGACACGTCCCTGGACGCCGCGTTCCGGGCGGTGGGTAAACCCAGGTCGATCGTGGTGGACCCGGCGGGTAGTGGGGTGGAGTCGCCGTACCTGGCGCTGACGGTGCAGGACGATTACCTGTGGGACACGGTGGGGGCGGTGGCGATGCAGGCCGGCGTGGGGGTGGAGGTGTCCATGTGGTGGCCGGGGGATCCGCCCGTGAGGGGGCTGGAGCTTTCGGCCCCGACGATGGTGGTGTCGGTGAAGCAGAGGCAGGAGGTGCCTAGTGGAGCGGCTTGATGTGGTGCTGCGCTCTGGTGGTGGTGACATCACGGTGGGGCGGCAGATCAGTCACTACGTGTATGGGGCGTTTGATGTGGTGTTGCCGGAGGGGCGGGAGCAGCAGGAGTCCGATGATCGGATCCGTGATGGCTATATTTACCGCCCGCCGGAGGTGCCGGAGGGCCGGTTTGATGTGGGGTTTGTGCGGGCTGATGTGTCGCTGGATTTGAATACGTCTCGGGGGTCTGATCTGGAGCGTGTGGTGGACGCTGCGGTGAAGCGGGTGGAAGGGGATGTGTTTTTCGAGCGGGATATTGATGCTGCTGGGGTGGCTCCTTTTGTCCCTGGGGTGGATTTTGGGGTGCATGACACGGTGAGTGTGGAGCTGTGGGGGAAGCGGCTGAGGCTACCGGTGACGGCTCTGGATTTTGTGGAGTCTGGGGTCTCTGGTCTGGGTGGGGTGCGGGTGCATGTGGGTGGGCAGGTGCTGTCTGATGCGGAGGCGCTGCGGTCGCAGTCGGATGAGGCGTTGGCGCGGGTGGAGCGTGAGAGGCGCCAGCGGTTGGCTGATGTGGGGCGCGCTTCGCGTGCTGCTGCTCGTGCCCAGTCCACTGCCGATTCGGCGCAGTCCGCGGCTGATGGTGCCCAGTCCACTGCTGATGCGGTGGGGCGTGAGGCGCAGGAGCTGCGGGACGCTCTGTCTGGTGGTGGCGCGTCGTCGCTGGATGTGCGCCAGCAGCTGGAGGAGCTTAACCGCCAGCTGCAGGAGCGTGGGGAGTCTGCGCCTGATGGTTTGATTCCTGCGTATATTGCGGCGAACACAATGCGGTGGCGTTTGCAGGATTATACGAATGAGCTTTTGGCGTGGCAGGTGCGGACGCTGCAAGAGTCCGCTGCGTGGTCGCAGAAGTACGCCCCGTACGGGTTCGCGTTGCCGGGGTTCAATAAGACGGTGGTGAAGCCTTTTCTTCGCATTGAGGTGGGGGACGCATCGGGGCTGTCGGCTAATGAGGCTCGGTTTGTGAACACATCGAGGGATGTTCGGCTTCGGGTGTCGTACGGCTATTCGGAGTCAACAGTCTTTGGCCCCACATACAAGGTGAGTGAGGCGATTATTAATCCGGGTGAGTCTCGGGTTGATGGAAGTAGCGGTTCGCAGAGGGGGAGTTTTCTGGTGATTGTTACGCCTGATCCTGTGCGCCCGTTTGAGCCGTCGCCACCACCTGCAATGCCGAGGAACTAAAACAAGGAGGAAACTTTATGCCTAGGGTTCATGGCCAGCTAAACCTGGTGACTGAACAGCCGGAGAGGATTACGGAGGCGCATGTCCGCGCCCCGGAAACCCGTGCGTTGGGGTCTGGTGTGGTGACGGGGTCGCCTGATCGGGTGCGGGTGGAGTCCGGGGTGTTTGACGCTGTGCTCGCGCCCGGCCCGTGCGTGGTGACACTGGTGAGTCTTGGTGTTCCGGTGCAGCATTTGCGGCTGGTGGTTCCGGAGGGTGACGTTAGCTTGCGGGCTGCTTTTGAGGCGGGGCTGGCAGCAGACGCGGGCGACCGTAGCGTGTTGGAGCGCTTGGCGGGTGAGGCTGCCGGTGCTCTGGAGGCCGCGGAGGCCGCCACCCGTGCTGCTGCGTCGTCCGCGGAGTCTGCTGCTGGTAGTGCGTCGGAGGCCGGGCAGTCCGCTACGGCTGCCGCGTCGTCTGCTGCTACGGCGGAGTCTCATGCGAAGCGGGCGGGGTCTCATGCCAATGAGGCTGGGTCTCATGCTAGTGCTGCTGGTGAGTCGGCTAAGGCTGCTGACGCTAGCGCTACGGCTGCTGCTGGTAGTGCGGGTAAGGCCAAGAGCGAGGCTGATAGGGCCACGGGGCAGGCGCGGGCTGCGTCCACGTCCGCCGGGGAGGCTAAGGGGCATGCCGACCGTGCGGAGGGTGTGGTGGACACTGTGCGGTGGGATGACGATAAGCTCACCGTCGCGGGTAAAACGTCCCCGTCGCTGCGCGGGCCGAAGGGCGACAAGGGTGAAGCCGGTGGCGTGCGCGGTCTCGCAATCCAGGGCGACGGGCAAGACCCGGTAGCCGAAGGGGAGCTGGCGTTGGCGTTGGGCTGGTCGGCGAAGGGCGAAGGCCCCCGTTCCGCTGCGGTGGGTGCCAGCGCGTCCTCGCCGGGGAGTTCTTCCGCTGCGGTGGGTGCCAGCGCGTCCTCGCCGGGGAGTTCTTCCGCTGCGGTGGGTTATCGCGCGCAGTCGGCGGGGGGTTATTCCGTTGCGGTGGGTGGCGAAGCGAAGGCGACGAAGGATTTTTCCACTGCGGTGGGTTATCGGGCGGAAACCACAGCTGCCAGGCAGGTGCGTATCGGGCGTGACAATTCCGCCGGGTATCACGTGTCCCTGGCTGGTGATGTGCGTCTCACTGATGAGCCGGGGCGTCCGGATAACGCGGCGACGAAGGCTTATGTGGACGGGCAGGTTGCCGAAGCGAGGGCTTTCGCCGAGACCCGCGCTGTGGTGAAACAAGTCACCAGCCCGCCGTCCAAGCATGAGCCTGGCGTGTTGTACGTCATCCCGGAGTGATACCCATGAGCATGCACATCGGGGGCAAAAAAGTGAAAGACATGTACTGGGCAGGCCGAAAGATCAAGGAAGCCTGGTACGAGGGGCGGAAAGTCTACAGCAGTGGGGCGCCACCCTGGGAGCCGGGGCAGTACTACAGGCGCGGCGACGTCGTCACCGACTACGGCACGTACAGGTGCCTGGCAGACCATGAGGCCAGTGCCGATACCAGGCCGTATAGGGGGCTGCTGAGCGCTGTCTACTGGGAGAAGATTTAGGAGAAAACCATGACCACTATTTATGACCAAATCCGGGCGCTCCCGGATACTGATTTCCGTGAGCTGAAAACCTGGGTCATCACCGAGGAGACCACCCGCCGGGCGCAGGAACCAGCCGTGCGGGCGGGGCAGCAGGAGATCATCGCAGGGCTACAGGACTCCGGGGTGATCCCGAAGCCGGAGTTCACGGACACCGACCACGTTGACGCGGTGGAGGCTGTGCCTGAGTGGCTCAGCCCAGGGAATGATCACGCGAAAATGTACCCGTCCGGCGCGGTCGTCCGCGTTGGTGACCGGGTATACGAATCCCGCGTAGACCTCAACTCCTGGCAGCCGGGCGGGGCCGGCGTAGACGACCACATTTGGCTGGACATCACCCACCGCTACACCACCCCGGAGCCGGAGGACGCGGAAGAGCCGGGCACCGCGGAGGTTATCCCCTTCGCCCCAGGAATCGACGTAGAGACCGGCGACATCGTGGAGCACCAGGGCAACCACTACCGAGTCATCAGCCCCCACACCACAGCGTCGCACTGGCCGCCGAATGAGGCGAGCGCCCTGTTCGAGAAGTTGTAGCTTCTCACTCATCTTCACACTCAACTTCTCACGTACGAAGATAAGTACGAAGATAAGTACGAAGCCCCGCGCCACCACAGGCCGGGGCTTTACTCATGCCCAAAGGAGGCCAGAATTGAAAGACTGGAAAACACTCCAGCCTGATGTCGTCAGGCTGATGAATAAGCATTTCACTCGAGGCCGGGGTGGAGCCAAGATCGAATGCGTCGTAATCCACCACAACGCGGGCATTTTGTCCATCGATCAGATTTGGCAGGTATGGCAGACCCGCGCCGCGTCGGCGCACTACCAGGTGGAATCCGGGGGACGTATCGGCCAACTGGTGTGGGACAGGGACACGGCGTGGCACGCGGCCAACGCCTGGATCAACCAGCGCTCAATCGGAATTGAGGTATCCAACAGTGGCGGGGCAGCGCAGGACTGGCCGATCAGCCCCACCGCCATTAGGGAGTCCGCACGCCTCGCAGCAGCCGTGTGCGCCTACTACAAGCTAGGCCGACCAGTCAGCGGCAAGAATATTCGCTGGCACCGCGAGTTCACTTCTACGAGCTGCCCGTACCATCTCGCGCCGGGTGGGAAGTACCACAACGCGTTTATGTCGGAGGCGCAGCGTTTCTATGACCAGCTGGTGACCCCAGCACCGAAGCCGTCGCTTAAGGCGGCGCCGAAGAAGGCAAAGGAGAAACTTGTGGATAAGGCGCAGGCTGACCGTATTGAGCGGCTGCTCACACTCGTCCTAGACCAGCTGGCTGGCCCAGCACGTGACGCGAAGGGCCCGAAGTTTACGGGCTGGCCACAGCTCGGCGGTAAAACGCTGGTGGACGCTGTGGCCGATATCCGTAACGCACTGAACAAGGAGGAAAAGTAATGAAAACGACTCTCAATCCCGCCGGGTGGGTACGCCTGGTGATCTACGTCCTGTCCGCACTCACTGGCCTAGCGGCGGTGGTGGTCAACGCCCTGGGCTATGCCGACCTCAGTGTCCTGGTCGGCACCGTTGCGGGCGCTGGTGCTGCGATCACGGGCGGCACCGCGGTGGTGAACCTCCCCAAGGCGGACGACCAGCACACAGCAGGTTTCAAGGTTGATGAGGCGCTCCCCGCGATCCTCGACATCGCAGCAGCAGCCCGCGCCTACCAAACCGCCATGGAATACCAGCCACGCCACGCCACCACAGAGGAGCCACACGATGACCCCACAGCAGCCTACGCAGCCGAAATCCGGGGAGAATAGGCACGCCCGCGCGTGGTGGCAATCCATCGACGCGGGCATGTGGATCATCAGCATGATCACCCTCGCCCGCGGGGTGTCGTACCTCCCGCCACTCGTCAACGCGGATAGGGCAGCAGCCCACTTCCTAGAAATGCTGCTCCCACCCACCGCGTGGGCGTGGGTATGGCTCACCTTGGGTGCCCTCGCCCTCGTCGCGGTACACTGCCACAGGCTCCTCCCCGTCGCACTGGGTGGGGCGGTCGGACTGCACGCCCTCTGGGCGCTCAGCTTTATCGGCGGGGCGGTCACCGGCGACGCCCCACGCGGCTGGGTCACAGCCATCGGCTACACCGGAATCGTGCTCCTCGCAGTGTGGGGGTTCAGCCGGTCTGACCCGGAGAAAAACCCGCTTCTACAGGGCAGGGGGTGAGCGTATGGAGCCGGTCACAGTGGCGATCATCACCGCTTCTGGTGTGGTGCTGTCGGCGGTGATTGGTGTCATCACCACGCATGTGGGCGCGCAGGCCACCAGGGACAGTGCAGAGGTGTCCAGTCGTGGGGAGGAGTGGGACAGGCTTTTCCAGAAAATGCGGGAGGTGTCCCGCTCCGAGCTGGAGTTGCGGGATAGTCAGATTGAGCGGCTGCGTCGTGATGTGGACGAGCAGGCGAAAAGGACGGAGGCGCTGGAGGTCAAATATGAGGGGCTGCGCAGGGAGCACTCGCACCTGTGGAGTCTTTTTAGCCTGGCGATGGAGACACTCAAGCGTTGGCTGGATTGGGAGGCGCGGGGTGCTGATGTCCCGCCCCCTGATCTGCCGCCACAGCTGAAAGAACACCTACCGTAA